GGTGCGGGCGCTGCGCGCGTGCCAGATCGGCGACGGTGATATGCGGACACTCTCACGCCGGCTGGTCCACACGCCACACGAGGACATCTCGGGCGTGGGTCTGGGTGGTCGCGCGCTCTGCCGGTGTCTGGACTGCGGGGCGGTGCGCACCTACGGCTGGCCGTGGACGGGGGCGAGCGAGTCGGCGGCTTAAATGATTCGACGGCGCGGCTCGGCAGGGCTAGGCCGGGCTTGGCTGGGCTCGGCAGGGGCTAATAGCATAGGCGACGGGCACGCGAGTCACGAGGGCCAGGGGCAATTCTGCCCCATCGCGCCCACCACGACACCGCGAAGGCCAAAACGTCAAGGAGTGTAAGCGATGGACATCACAATTACCCTCACCGGCGCGAGTCCGCTGTTGATGCATAATCCGCGGATGGTGGACCCGGAATTTGAATTGAATCGCCAAATCAAAGCGCTGACCTCGAAGCGCAAGAAGACCGACGACGACCTCCAGAGCATCGAGCGGATGGAGTGGTACGGCGGGCTCTATACCGCCGAGCGCGATGGCCACCCCGTCATTACGCAACCGACGTCCAAAGTACGTAAGTGTTTGATCAACACCGGGCGGATCTCCAAGATGGGCAAGATGGTCGAGCGTGCCGTTAGTTTCGGCGCGTTGGACGTGCCGCTGATCTACGACGGGCCCAAAGACGTGGATCTCGTGTTCGCGGACGCGCGATTCCATTCGCGACTCTCGGTGAGCGTCGGGCAAAAGCGCATTATGCGCGTGCGTCCGAAATTCATGCCGTGGTCGATCGTGGTCAGCGGCCTGTTCATTGAAGACGCGGGTTTGAATTTTGACGACTTGGCGCGCATCGTTGAGCTGGCCGGGATCGTGGAAGGCATCGGAGACGGGCGGACCATCGGGTACGGACGGTTCGCGGGCAAGGTGGTGCCGCGATGAGGTTCCAGATCACGCGCGCTGACGGCCGGAGCAATAGCCAAGTCCTGATCGACCTCATGAAGGATGCCGTGCCGGGCCGATTGTTCGGCTACGAGGAATTATCGGCCGCGTTGAGTGCGGGCGCCGACCACACCTATACGGTGGCCGACATCTGTGGTGTCGTGACAGGGGCCGGCTCGCGACTCCTCCGCGCTGATGCGATTGAGGCGGGCATTCGTCGGTTCGCTGGTCGGTGTAAATCCGTGAATGCAGGATCGCAGTGTGTCAGGCCGAAGTGGCATCCTGGTTCGCATCTGAACCAGAATGTACGCCGGTGGAGAGGAGTGTGAGATGGCGAGAATGAAGGCTAAGAAGAAGCGGAACCCGCAGGATACGACGCTGCGGAATCTGCGCGCGACCAGGCGGGACGTCGCGAATCTCCGCGTGTTCATGCAGTCAGTCGTCGAGCGAGTTAAGAAGCTCGAAAAGCGGGTCTACGAAGGACTGTAGATGGGCAAAGAAACATCGATCGGCTGGACGCACCACACGTTCAACCCCTGGTGGGGCTGCGTTCGTGTGTCGCCAGGCTGCGAGCACTGCTATGCCGAGACGTTCTCGCATCGGTTGGGTTTGAAAGTCTGGGGTACGCAGGCCGATCGGCGGTTCTTCGGCGACAAGCATTGGAACGAGCCGCTGCGCTGGAACGTGGCCGCCCAGAAGGCCGGCGAACGACGCCGTGTGTTCTGCGCGTCGATGTCGGATTGGCTCGAGGATCGGCCCGATCTCATCGCACCGCGGCTTCGGCTGTTGCGTTTGATTCGCGCGACGCCGGCGCTCGATTGGTTACTGCTTACGAAGCGACCTGAGAATTTCGAACGGTGTCTGAAGCAGGCGATGGCGTTCGGTGAAGGCGATATCGTGCAATGGATTCTGCGCTGGCTCGATGGGATTGAACCGCCGCTCAACGTCTGGGTTGGGACGACCACGGAGGATCAGGAGTACGCGGAGAAGCGCATTCCGTTCTTGTTGACGATTCCAGCGGTCGTCCGCTTCGCCAGCTACGAGCCTGCGTTGGGGCCCGTGAATTTCCTTCCGTGGTTGAAGATGTTCAGGAACGATCACATCGTCGATCCGACAGGCATCGCCTACCAGACGCTCGATTGGGTGATCGTCGGAGGAGAAAGCGGCTCTAGTGCTCGTCCTTTTGAGATCGCATGGGGTGAGCAGGTCGTGGAGGCAGGCCGTGTGTCGGGCGCGTCGATCTTTGTGAAACAGCTCGGATCGTTCGGTCGTGTCGGCAAAGCTGACGGACTGAAGGATCTGCCGCTCCAATTGCAAGTGCGTCAGTTCCCGGAGGTTCGTCATGCCTAAAGTGTCCGTTGAGCACGTCCGAGCGTTGAACGATGCCCACCATGTGCGGTTGACCGGCTATCGACTCGCTCTCGCTGCGGAGCATCTCAGTCTGGCGCGGATCGATAAGCGGCGGGCGGATGTGCAGCTACGTCGCGGCGTGCAGACCTTGCGCAATGTGCGCTGGGGGGAGCTGGACCCGAACGCGAGGCTGGCGCACGAAGGCGCGCTCATGCTGGTCGAGGCGGTGTATCTCTATCAAGTGTCACTCGATCGCCGGGTGCGTAAGATGGAAGACGCGATTCGGGCGGCGAAGGCCCACGCGCAGACGCCGTAAACACGGCACGGCGCGGCGCGGCGTGGCAGGGCGCGGCAGGCAAGGCGCGGCTCGGCCGGGCGCGGCGCGGCTTGGCGCGGCCGGGCAGGGCAGGGACGTATAGTTTGTGAGAGATGAGGGCCGCATGAGAATTACACTGACGGTGGCGGCGTGCGCGTTCTTGGGGGCGTCTTGCACGAGCCGCGGCCCGACGTCGCCATCCGCGCAGACGGTCGAGGCGACCACGCCAACACCCGCGCCTCGAGTCACGCCGGGCCCCCCGTTCGCGCTCGTGGTCTCAACACACGCGACCGGATCAGACTTCGACCGTCTCCCGATTCCGATGATCACAGAAGTCGACGAGTCTGGGCACATCATCGGGATGGCGGCTATTGCCGCAACCGTCCTCGATCACCACGGCTTCGCGCTCGTGGGAGAGCCGCTGGCGTGGACGGCCACCCGCGGCACATTCCGCATCGCCACGCCTAACGCGGGACGCGGGGGGCGGGGGTACGCAGAATTCCTTCTCGAGGGCGGGACCGCCGTCGTCACGATTCAGGCGGGCACCCTCACGCGATCGCTCCTGTTCCACGCGCCTTGAGCGTGCTACACTCAGCCTGTACCAGCAATGCCGTGGGCAAAAGGGCAGTCGGGGAATCCGCACGGCCGGCGGAAACTTCCGAAGCCGCAGACGAAGAAAGACTGGTTCTGCAGTCTCGGCGGGGAAGAAGGCGAAGCCTACGCGCGCGAGCTTGACCGGCTGGCCCGGCGCGGGAAAGATCCCCTCGTGCGACTGAAAGCGATCGCGATCATCGCGCCGTACGTCTGGCAAAAACTCCCTGAACGCCACAGCCTCGAAGGGCCGGATGGCGGGCCCATCCAGACGCGCGTGATCTTCGGCGGACGCTACCACCCTGATGGCCAGCCGTGATCTCGTGATCCGGTGGGCGCCGATTCCCGAGACGCCGCAAGAGGCGTTCTTCGACGACGACACGCCCGACGCGAATCTGCTCTTCCGCGGCGGGTGGGGGTCCGGCAAGACGATGACGGTGACGGCGAAGGCGCTGAAGCTCTCGGCCATCAACGCGCCGCTTCCTGGCATTTGGACGGTCCCAGACTACGCGCATATCCGCGACACCATTCTGCCGATGCTCGAGGAGCCTGACAGCGACACGGTCGATCCCACGACCGGCGGCGGCGAGCCGTGGTTCCTTCGCCCTGGCGACTTTCATTACCACCAGACCGATCACGTGCTGCGGTGGGCGGGCGGCGGCCCCATCCACTTCGTGTCGGGCGAGAATCCCGAGAGCATCGCTGGCCCGAACATGGCCTTTGCGGTGGTCGACGAGCCTGGGGCGATCCCGTACCAGGCGTGGAGAAATACCGTCGCGCGCGTGCGGCATGTCGCCGCGAAGCTGCGCCAGAAGGTGGCGGCAGGGACCAACGAGGACCTCGGCTGGCTCGCGGAGATGTTCGGCCCCGATCGGGCTGAGCATTGCCACGTCTACCAGATGTCCACGCGGCAGAATAGCGAGCTGCTGCGGCGGAATCCGGCCTACCTGCGCGAAGTGCTGGCTAACGCGACCGACAACGAAATCGCGGCGTATATTGAGGGTGGCGTCGCGAATCTCACGGGCGCGCTAGCCTATCCCACGTTCGACGCAGATCTCCACTGGACGTCCGATGTGCGGCCAGTGGAGCCCAACGACCCGCTCCGCCTGGCCTTTGACTTTAACGTCGATCCGATGGTGGTCGTCATCGGCCAACATCGGACCGGCCCGCACGGGATCGAGCCACACATTCTCGACGGCGTCACGATCTACGGGAGCACAGTCGACCAAGCGACGGCCGCCGTGATCGAAAAGTACCCCACGTGGAAGGCTGGATTCATTGTCTACGGCGACTCCAGCGGGAAAGATCGGCACGTGAAGAGCCTGCGGTCGAACTACGATATGATTCGCGACGTGCTCCAGACAGCCGGCCCCGTGACGCTGAAGGTGCCGACGAGCAACCCTCCCGTCCAGCGGCGGATCAACTCCGTGAATCGGCTGTTCAAGAACGCGCTCGGGCAGACACGGTGCTGGATCCGGAAGACTCCGCCGGCGAAGTCGTGCGCGACCCGCCCGCTCGTCCTCTCGCTCCAGCGCACGCAGAAGAAGAGCGGTACCGACGAACTGCTGAAGAAATCCGGCGAGACGGTCACGCATTGGTCTGACGCGCTCGGGTACTGGCTGGACTACGAGTGGCCGGCGCAGCGGCCGGTCGCGTTGGTGCAGATGATCATGCCACGCGCCAGCCAGACCGAGGGGTCGCGCACTGTGCAGGCATGGCGCGAGGCAAAACGAAAAGCACGGGAGGCGGAGATCAATGGGGCTCATTGACGGTCTCGTGGTGGCGTCCAATCAGAGCGGAGAGCGGAAGCGCTTGCTGCAACACACGCATCCCACGTATGACCTCTACCGCGATCTCTGGCAGGTCGGCTTGGACGCGTACGACGGCACGGGCGGATTTCTCACTGGCGCCCATCTCTGGGCGTTCCCGCGCGAGACAGGCGACGACTACGCCAAACGGAAACATCACGCGCGGTATCACAACTACGCCGAGACCTTAATCGACATCTACCTGCGGCACCTGACCACTGATGTGGAGCGCGAGACGTCCGACAGCGCGCTGAAGGACTGGTGGATGGACGTAGACGGGCGCGGGACGCCGATTCTGTCCTTCCTGCAAGGCGCGCTCGGACAGGCGCTCGCGGCCGGCCATGCGGGCGTGCTCGTCGACAAAGCGCCGACGGCGCCGACTGGTCCGTCGCAGGCGGAAGACCCCGAACGGCCCTTCCTCGTCGTCTTGCCGCCAACCTCGATTCTCGATTGGCGCGTCGACCGTCGAGGCCTGGCCGCTGTGAAGGTGACCGAGGCGACGCCCGCGCGCGGGTTAGATGAGGTGGACGATCCGGAGAAGACCGGCTGGCTCTTATGGGATCGTCAGCAATGGGCTCGATTCGACGACAGCGGTAGCCTCAGCGCTCGAGGGGTGCATAAATTAGGGGTGGTGCCAGTCGAGATCTTGCGTCCGAAGCCGTCACGGCAGCATCCGTTTATCGGCAAGGCGTTGATTACACCCTCGGTGATCCAGGCGCTCTACAACCGCGCGTCGGAGGAAGACGTCGTCCTTCGCGATCAGGCGTTCTCGCTGTTCGTGGTGCAGGTGCCAACGGAGGCGACAGCCGACGACATTGAGCTCGTGCGCCGGTCGCTCGCGGAGGGGGTGGGCACAAGCACGGTCACGATCATCAAGGGCACCGCGGACTTCAAGACGGCCAATATGGAAACAGCCGCCGCGATCCGCGCGAATCAGCAATACTTGATTGCCGAGATCTACCGGATGGCTCACTTGCGGTTCCAGCGCGAGAGCCTCGAAGCGGAGTCAGCAGAAGCCGTGCGTCTCCAGCGGCAGGATCTCGACCAGACATTGCGGAGTCTCGCTGAACTCCTCCACGACTTCGAGCTCGCGATCGCGCGTCGGTACTACGATTGGCAGACGCCTGGCGGACAAGGCCAAGCGGCGTTTGATCGGGCGAAGGTTGAAGTGCGCTACCCCACCGAGTTCACGATGCCAGATCTCGAGGCGGAATTGGCTAATTGGGCCTCGGCGATTGCGCTCCAACTCGGGGAGACGGCGACAAAGGAAATCCGCAAGCGTGCGGTATTCGTCCTACTGCCCGATCTGGCGCCAGAGACGATGGGGGCGATCACGCGCGAGATTGATAGCGCGAAAGCCGGGGATGGGCTCGCCTCCAACGCCAACGATCTGCGGCAGCAGGCCGTGCAACGACTGCAAGCGCGTGGAATTCAAGTCGCTGGGGCGGAAGCGGCGTAGGAGGCAAGATGGCACTGACCGTAAATCCCATCGTGCAGCTGCGGGCGCTCACCACGCTCGGGCTCACGCTGCATCTCTCGGTCCATCCCAGCCAGACCATCGAGGCGTCTGGCGCCGGCTATCGCGCGGTGCCGCTGACGGCGTGGACAGTGGAGGGGAAGCGCGCGCTGCACCGCGAGATCGTCTTCACGTTCTCGGGCGCGCTCGGCACGGTCTACGGGTATTACGTGACCGGCCCGGACGGGGCGGTGTTGCTGCGGGACGACATCCGCACGCCGGAGGGCGATCCGCCAGTGATCCGGGTGGCGGGGGACGAAATTGCGATTACGCCCGTGTTGCGGGTGCTCTAAGGAGGCGGAATGCGTCAGGCGTGGATGGGTGTGATGGTCCTACTCAGTGCGGTGTCGTTGTCAGCGCAGGGGCCGCCGAAGAACCCCTCGCAGATCGCGTTCTTCTGTCCCGACCACGACCGGGACGACCAGCACGAGATTGACGTCGTGCGGGTGAGCGACGGTGTGGTTATTGCCACGCTGCTCGGCGGCGACCCGCCGCTCACGGGCACGGAGGTCGTGGTGGATCTCAACGTGCAGCCGGTGGCCTTCGGCTCGTACCGGTTCGTGGTGCGGGCGGTGGCCGGGCCGCTGCGGTCGGCGAACTCGGACCCCTCCGAAGTGTGGGAGCGGGTCCCGGGCCGGCCGAGCGGGATTGTCGTCAGGTAGGACGCATGGACATCATCCAGGCCGGCCCGCGCACCGCCCAGTACGTCGTGTTGACCGCCAACGGCGTGCTCACCGAGGAGCGCGTCTTGACGGGCACGGCGAATCAGGTCGTGCTGACGGACAACGGCGCGGGCGGGACGGTGGTGCTCTCGCTCCCCCAGGACATCCACACGGCGGCGGCGCCGACGTTCGAGAGTCTGACACTCTCGGGCGCGTCGGCCGCTCAATTGACTCTTCGGAACATCGGAGTCCCCAAATGGGCGATCACCAGCACCGCCGGGAATTTGAATTTCTATGATTATTCTGGGACACCTGGGACCAGGGTCACATTCGACCATACCACTGGCAATGTCGGCATCGCCGGCAGCCTCACGCTCTCGGGCCTGACGCAAGGATCGGTACTGTTCGCGGGCGCGGGCGGGCTCGTCTCGCAAGACAACGCCAGCCTGTACTTCGACGACAACACGAACCGCCTCGGTGTGGGGATTACAGCACCGGTCGGCGTCTTCCACGTCTCGACCGACATCAACACCGAAAACGTCCACCTCGACAAGTGGTATACCGGGACATCGGGCAGTTCGCTGCTACTGCGGAAGGGGCGGGGGACACAGGCCTCGCCGCTGCGCGCGAAGTCCGGGGACGTGCTGGGCGGCTTGGTCGCGTACGGCGCGGAGGCGGCGGACGATGTCAGCGCGGCGTCGTTCAACTCGGCCCGGCCGAGCGGAACTATCCGGATACTGGCGGCCGAGGACACCACCTCGACCGCGCACGGCGGGTATGCCCAGATCCAAACCGCCGCGATAGGGGCCACGTCGGCGACCGAGCGGCTGCGCGTCTCGGCGGCCGGCAACCTTAGCATCGGGGCGGGGGCGCTGGAGCCCTCGACGGGCACGCTCGGGCTGTTCTTTTCGGACGGCACCGCGCCATCCTCGCTGGCGAGCAACACCGCCGGGCTCTACGCCAACGATGATGTCGGCACCGTGAAAATGTACGCGATTGACGAAGCGGGATCGGCGGCGCTCCTCAACTACCGATCGATCGCGCTCGGCGGGGGGGCGGCGCCAACATTTGGCACCATCGGCGGGAGCGGGCCGACCACTGCCGCACAGAATTCGTGGATCGAACTCAACATCGGCGGGACCGCATATTGGGTGCCCGCGTGGATCTAGGCTGATGGCACAACGATTGACCCTGGCGACCCCGGCGACGTTCCCGTCCATCACGACCTGGGAGATCGTCTCGCTCGCTCTCGACCGCGAGGCGCCCTCGCTCAAGGCGATGGTGCGCTCGAACACCGGGGAGCGTCGCGCGATCCGGTACGGCCCGAACGACGATGATCCGTCCGTCGAGGTGGCGATCCGCGCCGGCCTGAAATTCATCAACGACGGCACCTTTCGCCCGCAGGGTAAGACGCTCCAGCAATGGCTGCTGGAGAAGTTCGCGCAGGACGGGCACCTCGGCCCAGGCAGCGTCACCGGGACGCCGGACTAGGAGACGATATGGAGCAACTGAGTCGGCCGACGCGCGAGTGGCTCTGGCAACTCTTCGGGCCAGACAGCAAGATCCAAGTCGACATGACGGCGGTCGATCGCGTGGTCGAGATCCGCGCGTGGTTGGTGGCGTCTGGCCTCGGGGAACTGCCGCAGCCGGTCGGTCGCGAGAACGGCAGGCGCGCGAAGGACCTCCCGCGTCCGGCCGCGTGAGGATGTGATGGATATCACGCTTGGTGAGACGCACGATCTGAAATTCGAGACGACGGTGAACGGCGTCCCGACCACGCTCGCGGGCACGCCGACGGTCGCGGCATATATTGACAACGGGACCACGGAACTCACGGCCGGGTTGACGTTGACAGCCGACTTCGACGGTCGGGCTGGCCTGCACAATGTCCGGATCGCGGCAACCTCTGCGAACGGGTACGCGGCCGGAACGAACGTGCAGATTGTCCTGACGGCCGGGACGGTCGGGGGAGATTCGGTGGTCGGCCGCATCGTGGGCGCGATCAACATCGAACGCGAGCTCGCCGATTCGATTCCAGCCGACGGCACGCGCCCGACTATGCGTCAGGCGCTCTACATGCTCACGCAGTTTATGCTCGAGCGCAGCGTCTCAAGCACGACCGTGACGGTCCGAAAAACAGACGGAAGCACGGCACTCTTCACGCTCACGCTCGACAACGCGACGACCCCCACGAGTATCACGCGAGCGTCGTAAATGGCCTCGCAGATCATCACGCTCGGCGTCGGCACGCCTGGCGCGATTCCGGAATTCATCCTTCTTGGACTCTCTCCTGGCGTGGCGGTGCCAGAACCGCCCGTCGAGCCGACCTCGAAGCGGCGTGGCGCGGCGATTCAGTTCTTCCTGCGGCTGCGACTTCCGATCCGGCCGGCACGGCTCGCTGCTATCGAGTGGGCGGCGACGGTTCGTCTCTCGGTCCAGCGTGGCCCAATTGCGCCGCTGTTTCCAGTGTGGGGTGTTGCTGGGGTCGTTGGGTCGGCCTCCTGGTCGATCGTGGCCCATCCGATGCGGGTGGCCAGCCAGACGCCACTCTGGCAGGTGCGCGCCGGAGAGGGCGAGGCGGGCACCCAGACGCGGCTGATGCTCACGGCTGAGGCTGGCGCGACGCTCCGCAGGGACCGCGACGCGGCGCGAGCGGAGGTGGCGAAGCTGTCAGACCTGTTGCGGTCGCTGGTGGACGATGAGTGAGGCCGATCGGCTCGCTGGGCGCACGCTGCTCGCGAGGCTCGAGCGGCAGGCTCGCAAAGAAGCGCGCCTCGTCGAGACGCTCACGGCGGACTTCGCGCGACAACTGGAACCCGTACTGTCTGGACTCAATCGGCGTACGCGGGCGTTGCTCGCTGAGTTGCAGACAAAGTCGGGGCGACTCGTGGCGACGCGGGCAGCGCTTGGGCGGGCACTCTCGCTGCGGGCGCAATTACATGCAGCGGTGAAGGAGGCGGGATACGCGGATCTGATTCGTGCAGCGACGGATGCGCCACTGGACGATCTCGCGGCTGTCGTGCTCAGAGGGCGTGGGATTATCGCGTCGGCGACGCGGAAGACGCCGATCGATATCGACGTGCTTGCGGCGCTTAAAGACATCCGCCTTGCGGATCTTCTCCAACTCGGAGACGGCACAGCCGATGCACTGTGGAAATCAACCGTCGATGGCGTGCTCGGGCTGCGTCGGGTCGAGGCGCTCTCGGATGAACTTGCCGAAGTGGTCGAGGTGACGCGCCGGCAGGCCCGCACGCTGCACGATACGGCCGTCTCGACGTTCTCTCGGCAGGTGGATCAGCTCGGGCATCCAGCGCAGCCGGAGGATCGCTTCGTGTATGTTGGGCCGCTTGATACGGAAACGCGGCCGTTCTGCCGGGATTGGCTCGGCCAGGTGCAGACCCGCAAACAACTCGACGAGATCAGTAACGGGCAGCTTCCTAACACGCTCCTGACTGCAGGGGGGTATAATTGCCGGCATAAATGGCAGTGGATTGGGAGCCTCGACGCGAAGGATTTAGGGCTCTCGCGAGATGGCTAGCCGGCTAACGCTGAGGGCGACAGGGAAGGCCCTCGACACGGTGGAACTCGTCAACGCGAAGGTCATGCGCGAAATTGGCGCGGGGCTCGTCAGCCGGATTCGCGCCCGGACGCAGCGCGGGATTGACAGTGCGGGTCGTCCGTTTCGGCCGCTGTCGCCTAGGTACGCGTCGGCGAAGCGTGAGGCGCTCGGCCACGCGCGCGCGGATTTGACCGTCTCTGGCCGGATGCTGAACGACATGATCGTGTCGCCGCGCCGAAACGAAGTGGCGATCAGCTTCAGTTCTGGCGGGAGCATGCGGGCGTCAGGCCGGACCCTGATTCAGCGATCGCGCTCAGTCGGGGCGGCCGACAAAGCCTACTGGCACAACGTGAGTGGGGCCGGCAAGCGGCGGGTGGTGCGGGCATTCTTCGACTTCGATAATTCGGATGAAGAATTTGCCCAATCTGTGTTAGATTCATGGATACGCGAGCAATTATGAGCCTGAAAGACCTAATCAAGAAAGCCGCCGATGGGGACGCCGAGGCGCTGTCTGAGCTGGAAAAGCTTGGGGAGCGGACGTCATACCTTGAGGGCGAGCTGGAGAAGGCGATCAAGGCGCGCGATAAAGCCAAGGGCTCAGCCGGACTGAGCGCGCAGGAGCGCGACGAGTTGGAGGCGCTGAAGGCCAAGGCGGCAGAGGCGGACGAGGCCAAGCTGAAGGCCGAGGGCGACTGGCGCGCGCTCGAAGGGAAACTCACCGACAAAATCGCCAAGGCGGAGGCCAAGGCGTCCGAGGCGGCCCAGCGATATGCGGACCAGGCGGTCGAGATGGCGTTTCATGGCGCACCCGAGCTGTTCGGGGGGCCGCAGGCGCGCACGATCTTGACGCCAGATTTTGCGCTGGCTGGATTTCGGCAGCACGTGCAGTACACCCCTGGAGACGGGCAGCGCCACGGGAGCGTGGTGGTGCGCGATCTGAAGGGCGACCCCATCCTCGCGGCTGATGGGACACCCGCACCGTTCGCGGAGGCGATGGCGCGGTTAATTGACACCTGGCCCACGAAGCAGCACATCCTGCGGAATGGGGGCAAGGCCGGGAGCGGCAGCCCTGGGGCCGGCACATCAACTGACCACGGAACGCTCACGCGATCGGCGCTGGTGGCGAAAGCCCAAAGCGGCGACCGGGAAGCCATCGCGACGCTCAAGGCCTCGCCCGTCCCTGGGCAGGTGCAGAGCGGCCCCGGCTTCGCCCGGCTGCAGCCGTCAGGCAAGTAGGCGCTCCGCCGCGCGTGACGCTCACACAGGAGCGCCACGATGGCCGACGAAACCACGACAACGACACTGGTCGAAGCGATCCGCACCGAGGCGATCGGGGCGGCCGTATTGGGCTACGAAGCGAATCCCGGCGTCGTGGGATTCACGACGGTGGCCGACATCTCCGGCCAGCCCACACTGAAGCATGTCTTTCCGATTCTCGACAACATCTCGGCCGCAGCGATTGCCGAGGGGACCGACTACACCACCAACTCGGCGCTGGACTCGACCGGGTCGGCGTCTGCGACGGTGTCAGAGCATGCGGTCAAGGCGACAATCACGAGCCTCACGATGGGCGCGACCCAGGAGGACTTCGTCGGCGCGCCGCGTCCTGGCGTGCTGGCGGCGGCGTCTGCTCGGGCGGCCACCATCGGCACGATGTTCGCGCGAGCGTTGGTGAAGCGCCAGGATCAGGACGTCACGGCCTTGTTCTCGGCGTTCAACAGCTCGACTGGGACCAACACGGGGGCAGTCACCTCGACGCTGTTCATTGACGCCACGTCCACGCTCGATCAGAACAACATCCCGGATTCGCCGCGCATCGCGGTCCTACACCCGACGCAGGTCAAGCCGCTTTTAGCGGTGTTCGACGACGCCTCAACGATCGGCGCGGCGGGCGCGGCGATCATCGGACGCGGGCAGGCCGGCTTCGGAATGCTCTACGGCGCGAACATCTTCCGGACGACCTCTGTCGGGACGGCCACCGTCTCCTCGTCCACGGTGTACGCCGGAGCGATCATGCACCCAGATGCCGTGGGCGTGGTCAACAAGAACCCGTCTGGCGGGGGCGGCGGGTTCCCGATGTCTGTGGAAGTCGAAACCGACATCTCGCTGCGCGCAGTCGAGGTGGTCGGGGTCGGCGTCTGGGGCGAGGTCGAGTATCGCGGCGGCGCGACGACCAACGGCCGCGGCGGCGCCGGCGTCTACTTCTACTCGAACACGACCAACCAGTAAGCGTCACAGGCGGGGGCGTGCGTCAGGCACGCATGCCCCCGCGCTGGAGGATCTATGCCATTGAAGCTCGTGCCGTTCGATCCGCAGTGGCCAGTCGCGGTGGGGCAGTCTGGGGCGATGCTGTTGGACATCCACGCGATCTATCGTCGCCCGCATGTCGTGGCACCGCAGGATGCGGCGGCGTACGTCTCCACCGACGAGGCGGGATTTCCAATGTGGGATCTCACGGGTGGGCTGCCAGTGCGCGACCACGCGAAGTGGACCGCGCGGGGGTTCCAGTACGTGACGCTCGCCGGCCGAGAAGACCTGATTGCGGTGGGCAAAGAGGATCTCGCCGAGCAGGGATTTCGCCCGCTGGCTGATTGGCAGAGCTACCAACAGCACCCGGTGACACGCGACCCGTGGCATGCGGCCGTCTATCTCGCCGACCTACGGGCTGAACGCGTCGACGAACTCGCGCAGCTGCGGCAACTCATTGCCACGATTGGTCCGGAGATGGCCGGACGGATGATGCAGGGGAAGTACCCGGGTTACCAGCTTCCTGAGGCGTTTTCGGAGTCCGTCCTCGCCGAGCACGAGTCGGGCGACGAGGCGGCCACGCCAGCGAAGCGCGGCCCAGGCCGTCCGCGTAAAGAGGCGGTGCCAGCATGAAGCTCTTGGTTGGCGTCATCGTCTCGGGATTCCCCGTGAAGGTGGTGCCGGTCGAGTTCTGGAAGGCGTACGAGCAGCTCGCCTCGCGCATTCGCGAGGGCCCATGCGGGCTCACCTACTATGAGATGAAATTGTCGGAGAGTTTCCCGACAGATGTGGCGCGAAATCAGATCGTCCGCTACATGCTCTCGAAGGACTTCGACGCGTTGTTGTTTCTGGACGCCGATCACGTGTTCGACCCCACGTTGTTTGAGCGGCTCGCCGAGCACGGGAAGCCGGTCATTACCGCCAGGTATCACGTGAAGCGCCCACCGTTCCATGCGAACGCCTACATCCGGCATCCGCTGGCGCCGGTTGGGCGATACAAGACGGTGCATTACGGCCGCGGCTGCTTCGAGATTGACCGCGGCGGTGCGGGCGCGCTGCTGATTCAGCGGCGTGTTGTGGAGGCGATTGGCGAGGACTGGTTCCGTTATCAACGGAATCCGAACCAGGGTGAGCCGGCCGACTTCTCCGTCTCGGAGGATTTCTGGTTCTACCAGCGCGCGCAGGAAGAGGGGTTCTCGTGCTGGGTGGATTGGGACACTGAAGCACAGCATCTCGCCCAGGTGGCCATCGGTCGAGAGCAGAACGACGTCTACCTGAGAGAACTTGAGAAGGAATTGACACCAACACTCGCGCAGCAACTCGTGGTCTGCGGGTACGACCGGCCGCTCCAGGTGACGCCCGAGTACGCGATTGAGCCGTTTCGGCGAGAGTTGTGTCAACCGGCATGATCGACACTGCGGTCGTGACGCGTACGTTGACGCCAGAAGAGGTGACGCGGCGCATTGACGACGCGCAGCTCCAGCCGGCCTCAGTGGCGTTTCATCGGCTCTGGTACGAGACGCCGACGACCTGGAGCATGCAACGCTATCGCGGCCTGCCGGAGATGAAGTGCGCGTTCGATTGCCAGATGTATCACGAACTCATCATGACGGTTCGGCCATCGCTGATTCTGGAAACCGGAACAGCCTGGGGAGGGTCGGCGCTGCGGTTCGCGGATATGCTGGCGATGGCCGGCATGTCTGGCGGGCGCGTGATCACGGTCGACCTTCAGCGCCGCGAGCCCACGTTCAGCCACCATCCCAACATCACTCGCATCCTGGGATCGTCGGTGGCTCCGCCTGTCTTACAGGAGATGCGGACTGCGGTCGAACAGGCGCGCGGGCCGGTACTTGTCTCGCTCGATTCCGACCATAGTGCCGAGCACGTCTCGGCCGAATTGGACGCCTACGCGCCGCTCGTCACGGTCGGGAGCTATCTCGTGGTCGAGGACACCAATATTGCGGGTCGGCCAGTGGCCGGAAGCGAACGGGATGGCGGGCCGGGCGCGGCGGTCGACCGATTCGTGGCCACCCATCCCGCGTTCGTTCGGGACCGGCTCTGCGAGCGACAGATATTGACCATGCATCCTGGCGGCTGGTTGCGCCGGATCGCCTAGAAGGAGAAGACGTCATGGCAGGCATGTCAGCACCCGAAGCGAATCAGCAGACTGCAGTCAGCAATTTCCAGGTAACAGCCGACGCGACGTTCCCGGTATTCGTGGCGAAGGGCACCGTGGTGGTGGAATCGGGGTCCGCGACGTTTCAGGCGAACATCGCGACGAGCGCGACGGCGTTTACGACGTTCTCGCTGATCAACCTTGGAACCGCCGGATCGGGCACGACGGTGGTTGCTGGACCCAACAACACCGACGTGGCGACCAATGGAGGGGTGGCGATCACGGCCTTGGTCCCCTCACACCTCACTGTCGTCTCGGCGGCGAAGACGCTCACGGACGGGCAAGTGCTCGGCTTCCACTGGAACGAGGCGACCACGGACGTGGCGAACGCCGACGTGACGGTCAGCGTGCGGTACACACAGGCCTCCTCGCCGAGCGTGGCCGGGTGATGAAGCCCTCGACGGTCGGCGTGCACGAATTCGAGCGGGCGAATGCGTGGACGATTACGGTCGGTGTGCCCACGTTGGGCATGATCTCGATGCGCTGGCACGTGTGCATGCTCGGGCTGAAGGCGCCCATGAATACACCGCTGAATTACCAGCATGTGATCGGGCTCGAAGTGGGGCAGGCAAGGAACGTGATCGTGGCGGAGGCGCTTGCGTTTCACGATCCCGCGAAAGGCGTGCGGTGTTCGCATGTATTCTTCGTGGACGACGATTGTCTCCTCAGCCAGTCCGCGCTCCAGCAGCTCGTCGCGCGCAATCGGCCGATGGTGTCTGGCCTGTACTACAGCAAGAGTACGCCTCCCTACCCGCTCATCCTGCCGGCGAAGCACGGGGGGACGTTGGCGGAATTTCAGCACGGGGACCTGGTTGACTGCTTCGCGCATGGGATGGGCTGCACGTTGATCCATCTCGACGTGTTCCGGTCGATGGTCGACGCCGGCGTGGTGGAGCGGAGCGAGCAGACCTGCACGTGTTGTCAGGGTGTGGGCTGTCGCGGCTGCTTCAATGGTGGGCGTCTCATGCGGTTCTTCTCGACGACGAAGGACGCTCGGACAGACGGCCCGCGGGGGCCGGAAGTCTCCTCACAGACCGAGGACGTGTACTTCTGCGAGCGGGCCGCGTTAGCCGGCGTCCAACCGTGCGTCGACACGGGGGTCTTTGCGTTCCATTACGACAGCGCCCCACAGAGCGAGACATGCGGAGAGTGCTACCCGCTCCCGCAGTGGCGAGAATATCGCGCGAGTGGTCGGATCGCGTGGCCAGAGGCGGTCCCCGCGTGAGGAAGAGTCTTCGCGCCTCACTCGCGACCGACCCGCACTTCGAGGGCCACGCGGCCGGCTCCATCGTGGTGTGTCTAGATTGTTGGAAACCGATCTACGGCTTGGAACGCGGCTTAGCGGCTGGCGACAAGGCGGGGCGGGCGGCCTCTGCCTTCAGGCCG